TCAGTTGGTAGAGCAGGGGATTGAAAATCCCCGTGTCGGCGGTTCGATTCCGTCCTCGGCCACCATTTCTAAGCGTTGCAGCGCGGGCATTTCGCCCCTTCCAATCGCTGCTGATCCAACAGCCTTCCAATTGATCTGATCCGATTTTGCACCAGTTGCCAAAGTCGGTAAACGTGCTGCGTCAATCGCTAGGTGTTCCGGCGACAAGTGAGCGTAGCGCAGGACGGATTGGTAAGAGCGCCAGCCACCCAGCTCCATGAGTGAGCGCAGAGACGTGCCGGCCATGACGTGCCAGCTTGCCCAGGTGTGCCGCAGATCGTGCCAACGCAGTGGCGTGATGCGCGCGCGCCGCTGGGCCGCCTTGAAGCCGTGGTTGTTGCCACGGTCGTACGGCTCGCCTTCGTCGTTAGGAAACACCCATCTCGGGTGCTTGCCCTTTTGTGTGGCCAGCACGGCCATGGCCTGGTCGTTGAGCGGTGAGCCAATCGCGCGCTTCGCCTTGACCTGGGTGCCGGCAACCCATGCCACCTTGCGGCGCAGATCGACCCGGCTCCATTCCAGGCGCAACACATTCTGCTCGCGCCAGCCGGTGGCCAGCGCAAACAGGTAGGGCGCCCGCAGATGCTCGGCCAGTTCGTCGTGCAGCCGCTCGGCCTCCCTGACGGTGAGCCAGCGATAGTCCTCTTTTGCCTTGCCGTTCTCTTGCAGGCGCATCGCAGGGACATGGTTAAGCCATCCCCAGCTGTGCGCCGCGCGCAGGATCGAGCGCACCAGTGCAAGCATCTTCTCGGCGGTGCAACGAGAGGTGGTGCGCTCGTCCTTGCGGCCAGCGCGCTTCACGCGCGGCTCGGCCATCCGGAGGACCAGCAGCTCCGCAAGCAAATCCGAATCGATCTGCCCCAGGGTTTTCTCACGCAGATGTGCATCCAGCCAGCGCAGGTTATGCAGGTCCTTGCCGAGGCTGCGCTTGGCCTGCTTGTCGGCCAGCCAGCGCGGCACGGCTTCGACCCAGCGTCGCTCGGGTTTCTCGCCTAGGCGGCTCGTGCGGTACGTTTCCGCATGCAGTTTTGAAGCCCACTCGGTTGCGAGCGTCCGGTCGGCAGTCCCAGTGCTTCGAAATACGCGCTGTCCGCTTGGGTCGGTGTAGCGGACGTACCAGGTGTCTTTCTTGCCGCGTGGGACGAGGGTGTAGGGGCTTCTTGCCATGGTTCACCGGATAGGTAGGCGTCGAGTGCCGCCTTGTGGAATCTCCATCGACCGCCGAGTTTGCGGCCGGGTGGATGCTTGCGGGTTTTCATCATTCCGCGCAGGGTGACTGGGTGCAGCTTTAGGTACTCAGCTGCCTGTGGAAGTGTCAGCACCTCATGCCGCCCAGTCATGGCTGTAGGCTGCAGCCATCGGCGTGCTGTTCATGTGCCCAGAGCGCCTTATTTGCTTTGAATGAAGCTGCCTTGCCAGTCGTGGCAGAATCGTTGGGCAAAGGGGGAGTCATATGCATTGGCTGAATTGTCCTACTAGTGTGGATTGGGGGAACATTGCGGACTGGGCTGCAGTTGTCGTCGCTACCTCTGGCGTCTGCGTGGCGCTTCTGGGTGCCATCGCTGTTGGGTATCTCGCGCATCAGGCGAATGCTTTGAGCGGTAAAGCGGCGAAGGAAGCAGTCTCTCAACGACAACGAGAGGCGGACTTGCTTTTTATTGTTCTTGAGAGCGAACTGACGATCGCTAAGGCGCATCTTGAGGACGCGGCAATCTTGTTCGGAGGACTTGTGAATTACGTCGGCAGCCAGAGTGTTCGGAAAGCCGTAGCTGCAAGAATCGCGGGAATCGAACTTCCGCAAATTGAGGCGCACTATTCTCGCTTGCATACCTTGCCAGACGAATTTGGCAATCGGATAGCGCGTTTGCAAGCTACCCTGACCGCGTCGAAGCTGTCGACTGAGTTTGGAGTGAGCGCGCAGGCGCCTCAAGATGTTCAGAAAATAGGCGGGCAGGTAGAGCGAGCGCTTACCCTGACCAGATCGATCGCCGCAGCGCTTGCTTCTGAAGCAAAAGCTAGGCGAGTGCATCTTTTGCCTCAGGATCAAACCTGATATTCGACTTTTGAATCCAGCGTCTGGATTGGTGAACCTTTGGAGGTGGCCGACCTGCTCGCGCAGCTGTTCGATCTTGCGGGCTTTGGGCGAGAATCTCGCGCGGCGAAGCTGCCGGGTGCACTCGTCGCGCTGGATGCGAGCGGCGGCTTTGATCCCCGCGGCCTCGCTGGCGCCGACTGAACAGCCGAAGGCAGCCATGATCGGAGGCGTGACCGTCCATGAGATGCCGAAGCCGATTGCGGTGTTGACGTTGGCCTCGAGGAGCGACAGGTATGGATCATCCATGGCATGCGCTCGTGACAGAATGGCCGAAGAATTCGATGAAGGGGAACATCGCGTGACGAAGGTCGAGGCGGCGGGACTGGCAATCAATTTGTTTGCAGGGTTGGGCGGGTGGATAGCAGCCGCGGCTACGTTTATTGCAGTTGTTCACCCGGAGCGGCGCAGGAGAAAAGACGCACGGGCCGCCGTTGTGGCAGCAGTGGATCTGTTTGCGTCCGACTTGATCGCTTTGAGAGGGAATCTCGGTGCAGACGGTTTGATGCTCTCTACCGTCACCGTGCAAACCAATCCGGATGCCGTTGTCGGACTTGTGCGAGGCATGACGCATAGCCTCAATCTGCCGCTGATACAGGCGACCGAGGACAGTCTGGAAACGGCATTGGTTCTGAACCGTTTGCGTAGTGCTTTGGACTATTGGAATCGGGCCATCCAGGCGATGTCGGTGACGGCGGAAGACTTGGGAGGGGACTATTACGAGTTCGTAATTAACGACATTAAGGAGGCGCATTCCACCCTGACGCACGAGATCCGGGCGGCCGCACGTGTAATGCAGTCGCACCTTCCCCACCGGCGCGAATCGTTGGAGAAAATCATGGTGGAACATGACGGGTACATCGTTGGCTGACCTGCACTTAGCCACCGCGCGTCTCCCGCTGCGCCTGATCTCGCAGCTGTTGCAGCGCCGGCCGGTAGGTGAGTCGAATCAGCTCATCGCGGGCGGCTGATTCACGCGCGCGGTTCAGCGCCCAGTCCAGCCCGGCCAGCTTGTCGTTCATGTGGAGATTGGTCATGGCAGAATCGACTCCAGGCTCAGGGAGGATGAATAGATGGGAATGCTGGATGGCGTCAGCCAGTGCTGGTGGCTGAGTGAGAACTGCGTGGTGAACTGGGACGCTTGGTCTGCGGTCGGCACGGTGGCGGCTGTCTTTGCCGCAGTGCTCGCTCCTGCAATCCAACGACGATTCGTTAGACGCAAGTCGAATGCCCTTTTCCTCTTCTCTTATATGAGTGATGTGGTAGATGCTCTTGCTTGTCTGCGGAGGCTCGACAGCGGATGGCCCATTGAGAAGAAGGTTAGTAATGCGGAGCAGGTAGCGGCTGCGATGCAGATAAAAAGAAACCAGGAGCTCTTTGCTGAGGAGATGAAAAAAGCCGCCGGCCGATTGGCTGCCCGTGAGGTTGACCCTGCGAAATGGCCGGCCGTGGACATCGAGCTTGCGGCGTCCATGGTTATGGCGATTGAATCTGTGAAAGCCATTCTTGTCGCAGCGACGATTATTCCGACGCTCGAGAGCCATAAGCTTGATACCGCCTTTGTAACCATCCGGAACGGCATTGATGCCGCTATTTCGAATTTGGCAGAGATTGAGCAGGAAGGCGGGCAGCAAATTCTGTGGCTCATTGGAACGGCTGACCGTCGTGGGCCTAATCACTAGGTCCACGACAAGATCCTCAAAGGAAGTTGCTCTACGGTTAGCTCGACAGCGGACTTGCCCCCTGAGCAAAGACCCAAACTCTGATCACGAGAGCGTGCGCTGGCAGCGTTCCAGGTGTCCCAAGTCTTTGAGTTAGCGATCTGCGCAGATCTTAGTAGGCTGATCACTTCTATGGTCCTGCTGACTTACCAATCCGCGCGTCGTTCACTTCACGCCGCGACAGGCTCCTACGCACCGGCGTCGCGCCCAGCCTCTGCACCTTGCCGCCGCGCCTGGCGAAGGCCTTGAGCTGCGCGGCCAGGTCGGCGCGTTCGCGGTCCTTGTGCCGGACGGTGGAGAGGGCGAAGGCGCTCATTGCGCACCTGCCTTGCTACGCGCAGCGGGTTCGTCGCGCAGCAGCTGCTCGGCGTAGGCGATGCCGCGCGGGTTGAGGGTGATGACGTTCGGAAATTGCGGATCGTCGAATTGCACCAGGCCGGCTTCGTCGAGCCAGTTGATGCAGCGGCGGGTGAATGCCTGGATCTGCACGGGGCCGCTGGTTTGCACTTGTGCGGGCATGGCGGCAAAGCCGCCGCGGGTGCGGCGCAGGGTGCGGCCCTGGGCGCTGTAGGCCGCCTTGAGCGCGGCCTGTGCTTTGGGTTGTAGATGCATGGTGACCTCGATCAGGCGGCGTGGGCCGCGTGCGCCAGCTGGGCAAACAGCTGCTCGCGTGCGCGGATCAGGTGGGAAAGCGGGATGCGGTGCTGGCCGGTGGGTTCGGTCCAGCGGCTTTCGGTGAGCGCGCGGCTGGTGCTTGGCGCGGTGGCCTTGCCGCAGCGGCAGCACTCGATGTGGAACGTGGTCGGCGCCGGGCCGCCGATGCGGTAGCGGTGCGGCGCGCCGTGGGTGGTGACCAGCTGCGGGCGGTGGCCCGGCTGGCACTGCGGAATGGTGGGCGGCAGCGGCATGGCTTCCTGGCGCATGTCAGTCCTCCGCCTGCGCCAGCCGGACGTGGGGGAGGGCGGGCGATTGCTCGCCATCCACCGCGTGCGTTGCGCCGGCGCTGCGATGCGCCGCGTGGAGTTCGACCAGGCGCAGCGGCACACAGATGGCCGCGGTGATCGCCACGACTGTCCAGCCAACGGCGAGGGCGCGCTGATAAGTGCGGCTCATGCGCGTGGCTCCTGTACGTGCACGCCGTGTTGCCGCAGCCAGCGCGTAGCACACAGCAATACGCGCGGTGCCAGTGCAAATGTGTCGCGGCCGATGCACAGATGGCGGGCGGTGGTGCGCGCACGCAGGCGCGGCGCAACGGCGCAGCCATCCAGCGACGGAGTGACCTTGCCGTCGTACAGGCCAGCCCAGATCCAGTCCGTGCAGATCATCAGCGCCAGCGTCTGGCCGGCATGGCCGGTGGGGAAGAAGGCTTCCAGCGGGCGGTTGCTCATGGCGTCACCGCCACCGATGCACCGTGCGCAGCCATCCATTCGCACATGGCCTGCAGCGCGTCGCCGCCGGCGGTGTACGCGGTCTGGCCGAGTTGCAGGGCGCCTTGCATGCGGCGCACATCACCAACGCGGCACACCGTTACCGCGATCTCGCTGCTGCGATCAGTGTCATACAGGGCAGCGCTGACGGCGTCGCCCTTGATACACAGGCGCAGTAAGGTGCCTTGGTCGCGACCCAGTCGAAAGTTGGCCGAAGGAAAGTCGCTCATGCGCCGCGCACCTCAGCGAGTGCGGAACGAAATCGTTCCACCTGCTCCCTGCGCTTGGCGATCCTTTTTTGCAGGCATGAGGCATAGCTCGCAGAGGCGTAATCGCCGAGCGTGGTGAGGGTGTGCGCATCCTCGCGAATGGCTTCTTCGGCCCAGATGATCGCGGCTGTCAGATCCTCAGGCGTCAAACTGGCGGCGAGAGCACTCATGCGCGCAACTCTCGAACGAAGTCACGGCTGGATGCTTCGGCCCGCAGGCCAATCAGCACGATGCGATCGCTGCGCTTTGGGTGGCGCTTCGGACCCTTGGACATGCTACGCCGCTTGAGTGCCTTCGCATGGGAGCGGTCGCGTGCAGCGCACGCGCTCAGGCATCTCTCAACGGCGGACAACGAGCCGCCCGGCACGGGAACGTTTCTGCTCGGCTGCCGGTGGATGGGAAAGATAAGCTTTGACACGACGCTCTCCTGTTTTAGGAGGGCAGCGCTTGCCATGACCGTTGTCTTACTACGGACCTGCTACTGAGGATGGCTTGCGGTACCCGTCAGCAGGGAGCTGACGGGTACAATCTATGGCATGCCATAATCCGTTGTCAACGGGATACCATAGATTTCTAATTTTTTAGGGTGGGCTTTTTCGCTCTAGCGACTCTACGAGCCCATCAAGTGCTCGATTGATGCGCTGATGCGCGGCCTCAAGTTTCGCCTCGGCATTGCTGGAGTCGGCTTCAAGGCCGAGTTCCCTTCGTACGGAAGCGATGAACTTCATCTGTAATGCTCCCACCGATCGAAGCTCGCTAAACAATGCGACCGTGTAATCATTTAGGGCTGCTGGCAACTTATTTTGTGCTTCTGCTCGTGACGAGTTGTGCAGCGAAGCTTGCTCCTGTGAAAATTCGAATGATCGGTGAAGAGCTTTCATTCGCTGTGGCTCCGGATTGCCGGACTCGTTCATTTCGCGCATTGCGGCAACAATGCGATCGGCGTCTTTCTGATATTTATTCGCTGCCTCGCTAAAAAGTCCAACATCCACATTCAAATCATGGACCGGCTGTGCTTTTGTAAGGAGCTGCATAAGAATTTCGCTATAGCGCATAGTGAGCTCCCCGGAAAGCTCTGCAGTCTCTCGGCAGGCAACGAATTGAAGCTTAGCGCTCGCAGCGAAATACTCCGAAAGGCCGTTGTCTAGATGCTGACTAACAGGATCCAAGTGAGGGATCTTAGAAAGATGTGAACTAACTCTTGCAAGTTCCTCGGCAACTTTTAAGTAAACCTCTCGCCTGAGGGTAAGAACGCGGTCGCGCTCTTTTTGCTCTGAATCGTGCGAAAGCTGAACGAGCAGCCTATGAGTGTTGCTGCGGTTTGAGAGCATTACGCCCATGAAGGTCAACCCGGAGGCCACAATCCCGGACCATATGACATCGGGCACGTTCGATAGGAATTGGCTTGCGGCGGTTAGGCTATCAACTGCTAGGGCAGTTGCCATATGCGGCCATAGTTCCATTTAATCGGCCCACCCGCCGATCCAATGAACCCGTCCAATAACACTTATAGGCTGTCTTTTAGCGTCCATTCGTTTGGGTTTGCGCCAGTTGTGGTCACCTATTGGATTGTCGCTCTGGAAATAAGTAACCCCATCTAAAACCATCGCCCTTTTTACATAATACTCAGGATTGGCTGCGCCATGGACTTGTATTAAGTATAAGTTCCCATCGGATGGCGAGGTGTCCGAAGTGTCAAATAGAATTGCATCACCGTCGTGAATTGTCGGCTCCATACTGTCCCCCTTGCCATAGTATATGGCTAGGGGGCGTCCGTAGATTCCACGGCGGCGTAGGCTCGTTTTCTTGAATTTCAAGCTGTGCGTTTCAGCGTACTCGGCTGCTTCTGCCCCTGCAGCTCCTAGTCCTACAGCTTGGGAATATCCTGTCACATCCGCCCAATCTGACTCGGCTTGGTCGGGATCACCTAAGTCGCGTGGACCCTTGCCGGTCTGCAGCCACCGGACATTTACGTTTAGAGCCTCCGCAAGCGCTGGCAGCTGTGTAGTCCCGGTCTGGTCATTGTTTTCAATGCCCGCGAGGGTTGGGTACTTGACCCCCGCAGCCTCTGAAAGCTGAGGCCTGGTCATTCCCCGGCTCAGTCGGGCTTGCTTGATTCGGTCACCTATTGTCATGTGCTAATTTTTACGGGATTCCGTTATGGCATCCCGTTGACATGAATCTATGGCATGCCATAGGATGTGCGCATGACGATTACTTGGTCGGACAGAATTAAGACACTTGAAGGGCATGGGAGGTCTCTCACGGAGATCGGGCGGCTCATTGGAAAGTCACCGCAAGCAGTTAGTGACATTAAGCAGGGACGCACTCGCGAGCCAGGCGGGATGGCCGCTGTGCGTCTCCATGCCCTGTATCTGGACGTGGTGCAGAGCCCGTCGGACATAAGCCGAAGCGTCGAGATTTGCTGCACCCCTGGTGCGCATAGCGCGTCTGCAGTTGAGCAGAAAACCGCTGAGTCGGGCTCGACTTCTCCCTCACTCATTGGCGAGGTGCAGTCCCGATGAAGCGAGATGGAATCCGCAATCTGAAGAACAAGGTCGAGTCTGGGCTTGCCAGCAGGAAAGAACAGATCCAGCTGGCGCACGCAATGGGCCCGTCAGGCCCGGCATTAGTCAAAGAGGCGATGCGCCGTTGTCGGGGCAAGCTGACTCGATTGCATCCACCAGAAGGGGCAGCGCCGTGTTGTCCGACATGTGGGCAGGTGGTGCGTCGGCCAGGTCCAACAATCGCCGTCGAATCTGACGTTGATTTGGAGCGTTGCTGATGAGCATGGGCAGCACGACTTCTAGCACCAATTCGATGGCGTCCAGCCGTTGGTCGCTGACTTCTTTCTCGGACAATTTGTTCGGCATGCCTGTGGCCTCTGCGCGTGAGATTGGGACTGACGTCCGATCGTACATCGCCGCTGGTTGCTCGCAGGACGGCAGATACATCACGCCTCTCAGCGAGCGCCTGGACGCAGGCGAGCTTGCGTCCCTGGTGGGGCTTCCTCTCCACAACAACGGTGACACCGCCGACCTGTCCCTGACCGCCGACGACTGGGCAGCGCTCATAGAGCGCCGCCGTCGCGTGGGTTGGCCTCTCAATTTTCTGGAGGTAGCTGATGGTGTCTGATCGCTGGAATCCACGGCTCTGGCTTCGTGACTGGCTCAGCAGGCCCAGTGCTTCCGAGCATGCGCGTCGGAGCCAATTGGAACGTGCCATCGTCAGAACGGCGTCTACTGATATTGCTCGCATGAGGCGCGATTCAATTGAGGTGCCGTCAGTGGCGGTTGACGCAGCGACAGGCTCAGTTACTGGGGTGGAACTTCGAACGTACTCGCTTGAAGAACCTGCGAAATCTGCTTTGCCACCCGAAGCTGCTCCTCCAGTGTCATGTCGTGCAGGGGCGTATGCAGGCCTGTTGCCTCGATGGCTTCGATGGCTTGGTCGAGGTGCGCAATGACTTCTTCCGTGGGTTTTCCGCGGTGCCGCGCCATGGTCAATACAGCCAAGTGCAGGCCGTTTGTCCTGCCGAGTGTGAGGCGGAATTCGCCGCGCAGCTGCTCGAGTTCCTTTTCCAGTAAGTCGATCTTCTTGTCCCGTTCGTCCATGTCGCCCTCCTTGCGGGCCTTTGTTGGTGCCGTGGGGGTTCCAGCATATCGCGAGGAGGGTGGCACCTATGCGTAAGCCCAGCGACGAACTGGTGCTTGATACTGTTCGCCGGCGTTGGGAGCAGGGCGCTTCGGCGCCAGCTGTTTCAGCCATGCCGGGGATGCTTCGCAATGCTGTCGCCATCGTCCTGACCATTGCCGGCTTGGTAGCGTTCTGCGCCGGCCTGCTCGGCAACAAAGAAGACAGCGACGACATCGCCGACGCCGGTGCGCACGTCGTAGCGCCGCAAGGCAGTGAACCGCAGGAGTGGAGTGGTGGGGTGCATGACGCACATGGTGCGTCGGCCGGCCAACCCGTCACCACGATGAACTGCACCGTATTTCAGGGTGGCGCGCAATGACTTGCCAACGCTCAGACATCTATTGGCGCGACGCGCTGTATAACGCGGTGTCCCAGATGCCAGGCAATGTGCGCGCGGCGGCTGCTTACCTGACAGAGCGCCGCGGCAAAACCATTGCGGCGGAATCGTTGCGCAAGAAGCTGCGCGGCCTGGAGGGCGAATCGCTGTCGATGGAGATGGCGGAGATGCTCACCGAGTGGATGCAGGAGCTGAGCGCTGGGCAGGCGCAGGCGACGTGCTGGATTCAATCGCTGGGTGCGCAGTTCGATCTGGCGATGGACTTCGTACCGCCGGCCCCCGACAACGGCTGGCCGGATGAGGTGGCCGCGATGCAGGCCAAGCTACTGCACGTGGCCAAGCACGCGGGCCGGCTGTCCGGTGTGGCACTCGAGGCATTGGACGATGCGCACCTGTCGCTGCAAGAAGCCGACCTGATGGTCGATGAGCTGCAGGCCATCCGCACCATGTGCCACCGCCTGGAGCGCAACGTGCGCCGCGCGGCCGCCAAAGGCCGCAAGCGTGGATGACATGGCGATCAATCGCGCGCCGCACATCCGCCGCACCCTGAGCCCAGCCGCACAGCAGCACGTGGCCGAAGCGCTGCGGCTGCTCTACAGCGATGCGCCTGGATTGGCTGGCGACGATGCACTGGCCGAGCGCGAGCGGTTGCGCATGTGGGACGAAGCGCATCACAACCCGCAGGCCGCGCTGCCGCTGGATCCGCAGCGATGAGCGTGAGCCGCTGCATCACCAAGGCGCTGGACATCGCCAAGGCGCCGCGCCAGCAGTGGAAGGCTGCGGTTGATGCGCTGCCGGAGCGCTGCCAACACACCGATATTTGCACCGGCGGCATTGGCTGCCGGGCGCGCATCGCCGACTACCTGCGCGTGCAGTACCGAGCGCAGGCCCGGCGCGAGCAATTAAAAGGGGGTGGGGCACGATGAGCCAGATCAAGATTGATGTGGACCAGCTCAAGGCCACCGTTGACCTGGTGGCGGTGGTGGAGCGCTATGTGCAACTGCGCCGCGCCGGCAAGGAATATGCAGGCCTGTGTCCGTTCCATAACGAGTCCTCGCCGTCGTTCACGGTGATTCCGGTGAAGGGGTTTGTGCATTGCTTCGGCTGCGGCGCACACCACGATGTGATTGGCTTCTTGATGGCCATCACCGGCTGCGATTTCCATGAGGCGTGCTTACAACTGGGCGCGCAGGACTTCCGCCAGGCGCGCGACGACGTGCGCATGGACGTAGAGGCTCCGCTCGACGTCACGTGGGTGCCGCTGATGCCAGTGCCTGACGATGCGCCAGACCTGCTGGCCGGCAACGGCTGGACGGTGCCGATCTGGAATCCCAAGCGCGGGCGCCTGCGCCGCATGCGCGTGGTGCGTGCCGACGCCTACCGCGATAGCGAGGGCCGCCTGCTGGGCTACGTGCTGCGCGCTGAGTTCACGGACCGCCAGACACGCAAGGCGAAGAAGTGGACGCCGCAAGTAACGTGGTGCGTAGGGCCGAACGGCAAGCGCCAGTGGTGCATCCAGCATTTCCCCACGCCGCGGCCGATCTACGGCCTGGACGCCCTGGCGGCCAAGGCCGATGCCGACGTGTTGTTGGTGGAAGGCGAAAAATGCCGCGTGGCTGGCGCTGGCGCGTGGGAGCGATATGCGGTCGCGTCGTGGCCAGGTGGCAGCAATGCGGTGCCCAAGACCGACTGGCGGCCGTTAGCCGGCCGCAACGTGGTGTTGTGGCCCGACGCCGACGCGGCAGGGCGCAAGGCGATGCTAGGGTGGCGAAACGATGCCGGCCACTACATCCCGGGCCTGGCGCAGCTGGCTATGCGCGCAGGTGCGCACAGCGTACGGCTGATCGATACCGATGGCATGCCGGACGGCTGGGATATTGCCGATGCGCTGGAGCGCGACGGCTGGACGCCACGGCAGCTATCAGCCTGGGCCGCAGGGCGGGTGATCGAAGTCACCGTGGTGCCAGGCCATGCGCAGTGACACCACGCAATGCGACCTGTGGCGTGACCGCCAGCCCACCGCCGCCGATTGGCGCGCCTCGGCTGAGGCAGCGCTACGCAACCCATACGAGACACCGGCGCGATGCCAGCGCCGGCACGACTACTGCCTGCAGCAGGCGCAACGCTGCGAAGAGGGCGAGCGGGGATGACATTGACCAAACGTAAGACGCTCACCGTGGTTGACGGTGGGCTGGGCACGGCACCGCCCGGCGGTGGGGATCACAACCCGGACGCCTGGAAGGCGCAGCTGACGTACAACCGCGACCGCAACGTCGAAGGCACGCTGCACAACCTGATCCTGATCATGGAGCACGACGAGCGGCTGGCCGGGCTTTGGTGGCTCAACGATTCGAGCAACCAGGTGAAGCTGGAGCGCGACCCCCCGTGGCGCGGTGGTAGCCGCGAGGAGTTCATCGACTCCGATGCGTACGAGCTTGCAGCGTGGCTGCAGCACCCGGACCGGTATGCGATGAAGTGCAGCGACGAGCTGGTGCTCAAGTCGGTGATTGCGGTGGCCAGGCGTTACCGGCGCCATCCCATCCGCGAGTTCCTCACCGGCCTGCAGTGGGATGGGCAGCCGCGTGTGGAAAGCATGCTGGTGAATCTCTTCGGTGCGGCCGATTCGGCCTACAGCCGGCGCGCAGCGCAATGTTTCATGGTGAGCGCAGTGGCGCGTGTGCTGTGGTTCGACGCCAAGCAGCCGTCGGTCGGTGCGCAGGTGGACTTCATGCTGGTGCTGGAGGGCGAGCAGGGCAAACGCAAATCCAGCGCGCTGCGCGCCATCTTCGGCAGCCAGTGGTTCGTGGAGACCAGCGAGTCGCCCAGCGGCAAAGACTTCTACCAAGTCATCCAGGGCGCGTGGGGCGTGGAGATCGGCGAGATGGACAGCTTCTCCAAAGCCGACGTCACCAGCGTCAAGACGGCCATCACCCGGCGCGTGGACAAGTTCCGAGCGCCTTACGAGCGCGTGCCGCGTTCCTATCGCCGTGAGTGCGTGTTCGCCGGTACGACCAACGAGCACCAGTACCTGCGGGATCCAACAGGCGGCCGCCGCTTCCTGCCTGTGCGCACCGATGGCGAAGTGCTCATCGATGCGATCAGCGCGCAGCGCGAGCAGCTGTGGGCCGAGGCGGTGCACATGTTCGATGCGGGCTTCGAATGGTGGCAGCTGCCCGCCGAGGCAGCCGAGGAGCAGGCCGCGCGCTACGTGGGCGACAGCTGGGAGGGGCGCGTGGAGAAGTGGCTGGATGGCCGCATGGCCGAGGACCGCTACCCGGCGCGCCTGAAGTTCTCGGCGGCCAAGGTGGACTGGGCGACCACCGACGAGATCCTGGTGCATGCCATCGGGCTAGACCCTGGCAAGCACGGCAAGCCGGAGCAGATGCGTGTGGCGGCCATCCTCAAGACGCTGGGCTGGGAGAACCACCGACGGCGATGGCCGGACGGTGGGCGAGAGCCGCGATGGTTTCGTGCTGGCCTGACAGTGGACGAGTGGCTGGCCGGCGCCAGCCGAGAGCAGGCGAACCAGGAGGCGACGGATGCACCGGACTTCTGACCAGACCTCGCTGCCAACGTCCACACCTGTCCACACCTGTGTCCAGACCTCCCGCCTACTGCGGCAAGGCCGTCCACACCGTCCACACCTTTCGCGCGCGCCTACGTACATGACCCTTTTTCACCATCAATCAAAAACTCTCAACAGGTATGGACAGTGTGGACAGTCTGGACACCTCAATGATTCCAAGGGCTGTAGCCGTCCACACCTCGCCGCCGAGGTGCGGACGGTGTGGACGTGCCCGCGTGGCGTCGTGTTCCACGGGAATCGCCGCGCAGGTGGACAGGGGCAGGGCGGAGCGACCGCGACCGTAGTGGCCGGGATGGCGGGCGCGACCGTTGCGCGGGTCCTCCTGGGCCTTGGCCGTCTGCGGGTGATTCGGACCCCACTTTTCATGCATCTTTCGTTCCGGAGTTTGGTTCCGGCCGGAACTCAGGTGCACGCATGAGTTCCGAAACCATGTCCGTCGCCGAGTACTCCAGCCACCGCGGTTGCAGCGATTCGTACATCCGCCGCATGCGCCGCTCCGGCAAGCTGGTCATGCACGCCGACGGCAAGCGCATCAACGTTGCGGCCAGCGATGCGCTGCTGGATGACATCACCGACCCGCTGCGCGGCGGCGATCGCACGGCTGGCGCCGACGTGCGGCTGGATGTGCCCACGGCTCGCGTGCTGCCGAGTGATGTGCCCAGCGTGCAGGAGGCGGTGCGCCGCGAAAGGCTGGCGCGGGCGCGGCTGGCAGAGCTGCAGCTGGGCGAAGAGTCACGCGAGCTGACGCGCACTAAGGGCGTGGAACGCGCGGTTTTCACCCTGGTGCGGCAAGCACTCAACAGCATGATGAATCTGCCCGGGCGCCTGCGCGCAAAGCTGGCTGCCGAGAGCGACCCGCGCGCGATCGAAGCGATGCTCGATGCAGAGGTACGCCTGATCGCCCAGACGATGCAGAAAGAAGCGCGGCAGCTGCTGGCGCCGCCTGGCACGCGCAACGACACCAACGAGGAAATCGAATGACGCTGGATCTCAATGCCTTCGACGTAGAGCTGGCGGAGCCGGCCGACATCGTGTGCGACGTCTGGGAACGCGCCTGGCAGCTGCCGCCGCGGCAGACCGTGAGCGAGTGGGCCGATGCCAACCGCATCATCGCCAAAGGTTCGGGCGCCGAGCCCGGTCCGTGGCGCACAAGCCGCAACCCGATCCTGCGCGAGATCATGGATTGCCTGAGCGATCACTCGCCGGTGCGCTTGGTGGACTTCATGAAGTCTGCCCAGATCGGCGCAACCGAGATCGGCATCAACTGGACCGGCTACGTGATCGACCGCGGCGCGGACTCGATGATCGTGGCGCAGCCGGTGAAGGATCTGGCGCGTAGCTGGGCTGCGTCCAAGTTCGACCCGGCGGTGATGGAGATGCCGGAGCTGCTGGCCAAGCTCAACACCGACAACATGCTGGAGAAGCATTTCCCCGGCGGTACGTTGTGGGTGATCTGGAGCAACTCGGCCAAGCAGCTGCGCCAGCGCACCGCGCGCTACATCTTCATGGACGAGGTGGACGAATACCCGAAAGATATCGGCGGGCAGGGGCCGGCCGATCAGCAGCTGGAAGCGCGCGCCATGTCGTATGGCGACCGCGCCAAGATCTACCGCGCCTGCACGCCGACCATTGCCGGCGCCAGCGCGATCGAGGCCGGGCACGCGGCAGGCGACCAGCGCGTGTACATGGTGCAGTGCCCGCACTGCGGCGGCGAGCAGGCGCTGGACATCGAGCGGCTGCAGCCGGACGGCACCTTTGCCTGCCTGGCGAGCGGCTGCGTGATCGAGGAGCACCACAAGGATCTGATGTTTGCCGAGCGTGGGCACGGCGGCACCGCGTACTGGAAGCCGACCAATCCCGATGCGGACCCGTATCACCGCAGCTACCACGCGTGGGCCGCGTATGCGCCGTTGGGCCTTGGGCCGTCGTGGAAAGACCTGGCCGATGCAAAGGCCGAGGCCGAACGTGACCCCAATAAAGCGGCAGGCTTCCACAACCTCAAGCTCGGCTTGCCATTCGCGGGCGAGCGGCAGGAGCAGGACGCCGACGAGGTAGCAAAGCTGGGCGAGCCTGGCGTGCACCGCGGCATCGTGCCGCTGGGCGGCCTGGTGCTGACGGCCGGCGTGGACTTCCAGCACGACCGCGCCGAGATCCAGGTGATCGCCACCGGCCGCGGCCAGAGGCGCTGGGTGGTGGACTATGCCGTCATCGACCTGGACCCGACCATCCTCGACACCTATCCGGCGCTGGACGAGTACCTGCGCGGGACGTGGAAGACCACGCGCGGCGTCGATATGCCGATCACCGCCGTAGCGCTAGATGGCGGCAACTGGACCGAGACAGTGGCGCAGTTCGTGAAGCAGCTGGTCAACCAGAGTGGGCAGGCGCGCATCGTGGAAACGCCTAACGGGTACATCAAGCAAACCGTGTATCTGATACGCGGCCGTAACGAGCGCAAATCTGAGCGTGCGGTGTATCGCCCCGCCAAGACTGAGGTCAACAACCGCGACAAGACTGTGGCGCGCAGCGTAGGTGTTTGGGGCGTGGGCACCTCAGTGCTCAAGACGATGGTCTACGGCTGGCTGAGCGCTGCGCTGACGGCAAAGGACAAGGCCGAGGCGGAAGGGCAGGCAGAGCACTTAACGGCGCGCATGTTGCGCTTCCCGGGCGGCCGTGGCGATGAGGTGCCAGATCCGATCAATCCGGATCCGGGTGCGCTGCTGCCGGTGTACTACAAAGGGCTGACGGTGGAGTTCTACGACAAGGAGTCGGGCTATTGGATTAAACCTAAGGGCGCGCGGAACGAGCCTCTGGACACGGCTGTGTATGCGATATGGGCGTCACTCGCGCCTGCGGTTAAGGCGGACGTTATTCGAGATTCGCAGTGGGATGCGCTGGAACGGCAATATCATCCGAAATTGAGGGGGCTCTTTGACTCCCCTGGTGGTTCCAATGAACAATCAAAAATCGATATGGTAAATGAGTCGTCTAGCGTCGACATAGGGCTATCTACGGCGATGCCGACTAACCGGCAGCGCTCCACAGGCTTTGCCCGAAATGGATGGGGTTTTGCATGAAGAAGTGTCCGCAATCTGCAGAGCAGCTGCGTGAGCGCCTTTTGGAAGCAATGCAGGAACAAATTGGTATCAGTGAGCAGATGGCGCAGCCTTTTGTTGACTCAGTAATGCGGTGTTTTGCTGGGGAGCGTCTTTACTTTCCAGTGAAAATTGCTAATTATCCAATAGAAGAAATTCGAGGCGCGCTCAGGGGCGGCGCCTCTACTGCTCAAATAACTCGCCGCTATAGGCTATCTAGAACAACTTTGTACAAACTCTTCCCTGGTGGTCTTCGTCGGCAGGTCAGAAGTGCTGGCGAGAATTAGAATGGAATGTCTCCTATGTCCTCTGGGGGCGCGCTTGGATTTAGTTCATAGGATCGAACGAATTCATCCTTCCACTGATTCGATGTCATGGGGCGTAGGCGCAAATCGGCGTCAAATACTTCCCTTTGGACGCCGACTCCCTGGTCTGATTTGAAGTTGTCCCATTGAAACTCGTCGAGATCGTTGCTTGCCTTGTCGAACCGAAAGCTGCGTGCCTTCAATAGCGTGTCTAGCTCGTTAAAATTTTCGAAGATAATTCGATAAGGTATACCAGTCGCCTCACGAACTGCGTCAAACGCGGGGTGGCTCGCGAGCATAATATCGTTAATTGCCACGTCACCTTTTTCTTTTTGCGCTACAAGGTATGAGACAAGCGAATCAAGTGTAGTGGCTGTTTGTTTTAGGCCCTGCACAATATTTGCCTCGTTTGCTCGAGCGGTTTCTTGCAATAGACGTTGAAAAAGACCTGCCCACTGTTCTCTCAAATACCTTGTGATGTCATTCGGTAATTCAAAGCCTTCGATTACGTTATTTGAGTTGAGCTGATAAATCTCTTCGATGAATTGAAAGATCCTTACATCGTTTACGCTCGCTGGGATAAATGCGCTGTTCTCTTTGTTGGCAAGATATGTTCTGTATTCCGCAAGGACAGATTTTTCTACGAAAATATACACCTGCTTGCCGAGCTCGATCGCGCTGCGAATTTCGCGCTGCGTAATCGAACTCTTCTGATCCCGGGATTGAGAGCCATATCGACCGCCGATAATGGAGACGAGAAGATCGCAGCCGGATATCTCGCGATAGCAATAGTCTTCTAAAGGATCTTCTTTGCCCCACGGAACATGGCCTCGCTCAAAAAGCACGGGCTCATAACCCATTTCACGGATGAAGCGTTCTAAGTCCGCGCGAAGCACTCGCAGGTCGAAATAAGTGGAGCTTATAAAAACTCTCGGTCGAGCCACTCCGATCCCCCTTAATAAACGCCAATGGCGGTATGATTTTAGGAGCATAACTTGAGCGTGCCCTCGTTAACAGAGGGGGCGTCCCAATGCTAGGCCAAAGATGGACAAGAACCTTCGTAGCACCTTTAGATTCAAGTTGTTACGCGACCCTTGATCCGGATTTTGCAGGGATTTCGGATTGACTGATCTCTAACCTGACTCGTCATGAAGACGGCTCAGGACATGCTCACCACGTACCAGCAGGCAGAGATTGCCGTGCTGCAAGGGCAGAGCGTTCGGTTCGGTGAGCGCATGCTTACCCGCGCCGATCTGTCCGAGATCCGCAAGGGCCGCCAGGAGTGGCAGGCCGCCGTGGATCGGCAGGCCTGTACTGGCCGTCGCGCTCGCTGGGCTACGGTTGATTTCGGTGGCCGGACTTGATGGCTACCGCTGCTGTTGCCCGCGACCGACTGAGCGTCGCCATTTCACACGACCGGAACGTGCGTGCCATTGAGGCCCGCGCGGCCGATGTCGTCACTGCTAAGGAAACCGAGCTCGCCCAGCGCAACGAGCAGTTGCGCGTACTCGCACGCGCCCATGAGGTGACCCGCCCGTCGCGCAGCCGCAAGTTGGCGCGCGACTGGGGCAGTGGCAATGCGATTGCCGGCATGGACGCCCGCCAGCTGCGCGACCAGGCGCGCCACCTTGAGCGCGACCTGGATCTGGCCGACAACGCACTCAACGTGCTGGTGCAAAACACCGTGGGCTCGGGCATCGACGTGCTCTCTGCACCGCGCTTGCCAGGCCAGCCGATCAACCGCGACTTGGCCCTGCAGCTGGATGAGCTGTGGGACGTCTGGTGGGACACGCCCGAAGTGACCCGCGCGCATGACTATGGCGCGTGCCAGCAGTTGCTGGCACGCAGCTGGTTGCGCGACGGCGAGGCGTTCTACCAAGACCTGAGCGGCGGTGTGCCGTATCTGGAGCATGGCGGCGGCGTGCCCTACAGCATCGAGATGTTGGAGGCCGATCTGGTGCCGTTGGACTTCAACGACCCGGCGCGCAACATCCTGCAGGGCGTGGAGCGCAACGCGTGGGGCCGGCCGGTTGCGTACCACGTGTACAAGCAGCACCCCGGCGACCCGCTGGGCTGGACTACCGAGACCAAGCGTGTGAGCGCCGAGGTGATGCACTGCATCGCCAACCTCAAGCGGCTGCACCAGGTGCGCGGCCTGAGCGTGTTTGCCAGCGCGATGTCGCGCTTCGAAGACGTCAAGGACTACGAGGAGTCCGAGCGCATCGCGGCCAAGGTGGCTGCCTCGATGACGTTCCAGATCAAGAAGGGCTCGGGCGAGCTCTATCAGCCGACCGGCGAGGGCCTGGGCGGCGTCGCACTGATGCAGCAGGGCGTGCCCGTGCGCGAGTTGCGCATGGCGCCCGGTGCGATCTTTGACGACCTGCTGCCGGGCGAATCCATCGAGAGCCTGGGCACCGACCGCCCAAACCCAAATGCGGCAACCTGGCGCAAAGAACAGCTGCGCGCCGCTGCCGGCGGCATTGGCGTGAGCTACTCCAGCCTGTCGCTGGACTACAACGGTACGTACTCCGCACAGCGCCAGGAGCTGGTGGAAAAGTGGGGCAGCTATCTGATGCTGGCCGAGCGCTTCATTGCCCTGTTCGTGCGGCCCACACGCCAGCGCTTTATCGAGGCGGCGGTGCTGTCCGGCAAGGTGCGCATGCCGCGCGGCTGGACGCTGCGCCATCTGGCGGCCTCCACCTACGTGCGGCCGATCATGCCGTGGATCGACCCGCTCAAGGAGGCCTACGCCAAAGGCGAGGCCGAGGACAGAGGCTGGGTGAGCCCGCAGCAAAACACGCTGCAATACGGCAACAACCCCGACGAAGTGCTGCGCCAGCGCCAGGACTGGCAGCAACAGCAGCAGCAATTGCAGCCGGCGGCGCCGGCACCTGCGGAAGCCCGCGCGCAACTGCGTGCCGATCTTTCGCGCGACATGTTGAGGGACATCTAACTATGCGACCCCACGCACTGACCGCGGCGCTGGGCTGCGTGCTTGCCGATGCCGGCCCGGCGCTCGGCCCGTGCCTGCTCAAGATCGAAGCCCGCGCCATCGACGTGGCCGAGGTGATGATCTACGGGACCATCGGCGACAGCCTTTGGTCTGAATCTGTCTCTCCGCTGCAGCTGGCCGAGCAGATCGGGCAGATCAGCGCCAGCACGATCCACGTGCGCATCAACAGCGGTGGCGGCGTCGTGGCCGATGGCATGGCCATCTACAACGCGCTCAAGCAACACACCGCGCGCAAGGTGGTGTTCGTGGACGGCCAGGCCGCCTCAATCGCGTCGCTGATCGCGATGGCAGGCGACGAGTTGGTGATGTACGCCAGCTCGCTGCTGATGGTGCATGCACCGCACACGATCGCCGCCGGCAATGCGTCCTCTTTCCGCCAATACGCCACCGCGCTGGATGCACATGCCGGCGCGATGTTGGAGGCGTACGCCACCAAGACGGGCAAGCGCGCCGAGGTGGAGCAGCTGCTCACCGATGGCGCCGACCACTGGTACACCGGTGCGCAGGCGGTGGAGTTCGGCTTTGCCGACCGCGTGGCGGACACCGCTGCAACCGCCCGCGCCGAGGCCGCATCCGTCGTGGCGCTTACCGGCTACCTGCAGGCCATCACCCAAGCGCCAGCGCCAGTCGCCGCGCAGCTGCGCGGCCATATCGCCGCCGCGCTCAGCCCCAGCGTTTTCGCCTCACTTCCCGAGGTCACCCAAACGGCCGTCGTTGGCCACATCGAGGATCCTATGACCCAACAAACCTACCTCCGCATCCTCGCCAACGCCGGTGGCGGGCAGGGTGCTTCCACCACCACGGCTACGCCGCCTGCGCCTGCACCGGCACCGGCACCGGTCGTCGCTGCTGCGCCGGACGCCGCGGCGGCCGTGCAAGCGGCGCTGGTCGCGATGCGCGGCCGCAACGCCGACATCATGGCGATGGCCGAGCCGCACATGGGCAATGCGGAGATCCGCACCTATGTGGACGGCGTCATTGCCGCGGCCGACCCTGCGGTGACCCCCGACAACGTAGGCCGCCGCATCCTGGCGTTGATGGGCCGCAACAGTGAGCCGCTCAACGGCCGCGCCGGCGTTGTTGCTGGCGGCGACCAGCGCGACAACGTGCGCGCGGCGATGACCAATGCCATCCAGGCACGCGTGGGCCTTGCCCAGGCCACCGGCGACAACCCGTACCGCGGCCACTCGCTAGCCGAGATGGCGCGCGAGTGCCTGGTGCAGGCCGGCGTGAATCCGCGCGGCATGGACCGGCGCGAGATCGTGGGCATGGCGTTCACCCATTCCACGTCGGATTTCCCCGCGTTGCTGGGCGATGCCGCGCGCCGCTCGGTGCTGCAGGGCTACCAGGAAGTGGAAGAGCGCTTCAGCGAGTTCACCCGCGCGGTAAGCGTGCCGGACTTCAAGCCGACCAACCTGGTGGGCCTGGGCGCGTTCTCGGACCTACTGCCCGTGCGCGAGGGCGGTGAGTACAAGCAAGGCACCTTCAGCGAGCAGTCGCAGTCGATGCAGATCATCACCTGGGGTCGGCTGTTCACCATCACCCGCCAGGCCATCATCAATGACGATCTGGGCATCTTCAGCGACGTGCCGCGCAAGATGGGCCAAGCCGCCAAGCGCACGCTGGCCAAGGCGGTGTATGACCTGATCACCAAGAATCCGAAGCTGGCCGACGGCAAGACGCTGTTCCATGCCGACCACGGCAACCTGCTGCCGGCCGCCGGCATCACCACCGAGAGCGTCAGCGCGATGCAGGCGCGCATGGCACTGCAGAAGGACGCCGACGGCAACATCATCCGCGTGCCGATGAAGACGCTGCTGACGCCGGTGGCGCTATCCGGTGCGGCACTGACCGTGCGCGCTGCCGAGTACGCGGTGGGTGGGGCGAACAACCAGACCACGCCCAACATCGTGCGCAACACCTTCGAGGTGGAGAGCGACGGCCGCCTGGATGGTGCAGACCCGAAGGCGTGGTACGGCCTGGCCAACTCGGCCTACGTGGACGCACTGGTGGTGGGTTACCTGGACGGCAACCAGACGCCGTACCTGGAGCAGCACGAGGGATTCACCGTGGACGGTGTGGCCTGGAAGGTACGCCTTGATGCGGCGCCGGCCATTGCCGACTACCGCGGCATCTACAAGAACCCCGGCCAGTAAGCCGCCTGCCGCACCGCAGGCGCGGTGCGGCGTCTCTTCGCATCTGGAGTACTCCCCATGAAAAACGCATATCAAGACGGCCGCGTGCTGGACGTGACCCTCACCGCTGCCGTCCTCAGCGGCGGTGTGATCGCCGACGGCAAGCTGGTGGCCATCGCCGTCACAGACGGCGCCGTTGGCGAAACGATCGCCGCCCACGTGGAAGGCGTGTTCGCCCTGCCCAAGTTGCCGGCCGCCGTGATTGCGCGCGGCGCCTCGGTCAACTGGGACGCCGACACCAAGCAGGCCATCTCGGCTGCCGGTGGTGCCGGCGATACCAACAACATCGGATACGCGATCGAAGCGGCCGGCAACGGCGCGGCGACTGTGCTGGTGCGCCTCACCCCGGGCACCGCCGCGCCGGTGGCCGCCTAAGCCTTACCCACCACCGCACGCAGATGCCCGGGTGGCGCGGGCGGTGGTGGCTCTCTTCGACTCGACCCAAGGATCAGCACATGGCCCCGCCGCGCGGCGTCCGCAACAACAATCCAGGCAACATCGATCGCACGGGCGTGGCCTGGCAGGGCGAAGATCGCACCGCGGCTGCACGCGCACGCGAGGCCCGCTTTGCCGTGTTCGACACGCCCGAATACGGCTTTCGTGCGCTGGTCAAGACGCTGTTGACCTATCAGCGCAAGCACAACCTGCGCACCGTGCGCGGCATCATCAACCGTTGGGCGCCGCCGGTGGAGAACGACACCGGCGCGTATGCGCGCCAGGTCGCCACCGCGCTGGGCGTGGATGTGGATCAGCCCATCAGTGTTGAGGCGCCTGCCACGGCGTTTCAGTTGGCCAAGGCGATCGCCAAGCACGAAAACGGCGGCAACTTCTGGGGTGACGAAGTCATCTGGGATGGCGTCGAGCTGGCGGGTGTGCGTCGATGATGGATGGCGGCACCACCGTACTGCTCAAGTCGGCCGCGCTCTTGGTGGCAACGAGCGCCGGCAGCGTGGTGGTCACCGAGGTGATCACCGGCAGCGAGCACCTGTTTTTGGGAATTCCGCAGTCGTGGTTTCTGGCTGCCGTGGTCGGCGCACTGCTGGGCCTGCTGGTGCTCAGTGAGATCGACGTGGGCAAGGTGTCCGCGCCCAGCGGCGGGCCTGGCGTGCAGTGGTTGACGTTGCTGCTACGTGTGGGCCTGCTGGGGCTATTCGTGCTGGGCTTTGCCCTGGCCGCCGGTTGGATCGTGGTGGCGCTGGCCAACTACTTCCCGTCCATCCACCGGATCGGGATCGCGGTGAGTGGGCTGAGCGGCTTCATCATCAAGCCGATGTTGCCGCATTACCTGGGCGCGTTGCAGAAGTGGTCCGATCGCCTGGCCGGTCGCGCGGGAGGTGGTGCATGACCATCTCCCTCCTGAGCCTGGTCAGCACGCTGGCAGTGTTCTGCGCCACCACATGGCAGCTGCTGCACACGTTCCACTTGGGTGACCGCGCGAGCGATCGCGCCACCTGGGCACTGCGGGGCGCGTGCTTAATCGGCCTGGCCGTGGGCATGCTGGGCATCTTCCTGCGCGATCTGGCGCAGCACACGCCCACGCCCTGGTATGTGCTGCTGGTGCGCGTGAGCCTGACGGTGTTGCTGATCTACCCGTGGCGTCGCCGGGAGAGCGAACGATGAATATTTTGGCCTTCCTCAAGGCGCTGGTGGCGCTGGTCTTCGGCTGGGCGGCCGATGCGCTGACCTGGCTGCGCAAGCCGGGCAGCCGGCTCAAGTTGGTGTGCGCGTGTCTCGCCGCGCTGCTGTCGATTGCTGCGCTCACGTCCTACCGCAAGGGCCAGCAGGTCATCGTGGTGACCCGCCAGGTGGAGCAGTGCCAGAGCGATCGCACCGCGGCGCTGGAGGCGGCGCAGCTCAAGCGTGCCGAGCTGGAACGCAACAACGCCGACAAGGACGCCGCGTTGGCGACCATCGCCGCCAAGTTGAACGCCGAAGCCGAGAAGTTGCGTGTATTGCAGGAGCGCAACGCAGGCCTGCGTGACAAGACCGAAGCCGCCAAAACCGCAGCGGACCGCAGCGCCAAGGCATTCAAACAGGAATACGACCAACGCCCGGCCGAGTGCACCGCTGCACTGCAGGCACTGGCCGCGGCATGTCCCAGCCTGGGAGGCTACTGATGCGCACTCTGCTCACCGCCGTGCTGCTGGCTGCGTTGCTGGCTGGTTGTGGCAACAAGGCCGCCCGGCCCGACCTGGCGCGCCCGGTCTTAGTAACGCCAGCGCCGGCCGTGGTCGAGGTGCCGGTGCGCACCTACGTGGAGATCGATCGGCGCCTGACCCAGCGCTGCCCCTGGGTGAAGAACGGGATGCTCGAGCAGGTGCTGGACGTCTCGCGTGGGCGCAAGCGCTGCCTGGAATTCTACGAGGCCAACCTGAGCGAGATCGAGCAGGTGCAGGGCACGCCAGCGGGCGAGGGCAGCCCGTGAGCCAGATCCGCATCGCTGTGGATGCCGACAACATGCTGGGTCGCCAGTTCAGCGCACTGGAGCGCGAGCAGCTGCCGTTTGCCATCGTGCAGGCGTGCAACGCCACTGCTTACGAGATCCGAGAGGTGTGGAAACGCACCGCGCCGCGCGTGTTCGACCGGCCGACGTCGCTGACGATCAACGCCGCGATGTACCGCAAGGCGACCAAGGACCGGCTGTTCGCCGAGATATTCCTGCGCGATGAGGCCTTCAAGGGCACGCCGCCGGCTAAGTACCTGCGCACGGAAGTGGACGGCGGCCAGCGCCGCAAGAAGAGCTTCGAGGTGCTGCTGCAGGCCAAGGGCCTGATGCCGGCCGGACAGTTCGCAGTCACCGGCCGCGGAGCACGCACTGACCAATACGGCAACGTGCCGGGCGGCCAGGTGACCGCGATCCTGTCACAGCTGGGCGCGCAGCGCGACGCCTACCAGAACACAAACACCGAGAAACCCAAGCAGGCCGGCAATGAGCGCAGCCGCGCCGAGTATCTGGGGCGCACGCGCTTGAACACCGTGGCGGTGATGCAGCGCACCGTTCGCCGCGGTGGTCGCTACTTCGCGCTGCAGCGCCAGCGCGGCAAGTTGGCGCCGGGTATTTACGAGCGCATCGGTACCGGCTTCGGCAGCGCGGTGCGCAGCGTGTTCGTGTTCACCACGCGTGCCAGCTACACGCCGCGCTACGACATCTACGGCCTGGCCCAGCGCACCTGGGACAAGCTGATGCCGTTCTACTTCAATCGCGAGCTGGACAAGGCCATCCAAAGCGCGATCGCCAAGGTGGGCGCATGAGCCAGCGCGAGTTCCTTCAAGCCTTCGATGCGGTCGCTTTCGCGGCCTTCGCAGAGGTGGGCCTGGCTGATGGCGATGCACGCTACCAGGCGCCCGACGCTGCGGAATCCGTTCCGTGCACCGTGCAGATCGACCGCGACGTGCGCGATTTCGGCGGCGACTTGGCGCCGGTGAGCACCGGCTACACGCTCGTGACCTTCCAGCGCGCCGAGGTGCAGCCGGCCAAGCGCGGCCGGCTGCTTCTTCCCGGCGAGACGCTGCTGCTGGCCGAGCGGGTGCGTCAGGACGAATCCATCAGCCAGTGGGTGGCCCACCATGGCTAGCCCACGCGAGACATTGCGCGCCGCCGTGGGTGACTGCCTGCAGCGCATCAGCATTGACGGTGGCTACCAGACCAACGCCGGCGCCGCGTTCACCCTAGAGCCGGGCCAGGTCAATGAAGACGCCACTGCCGTGCTGACCGCGCTGGTGGCCAAGCAGGAGCGCGCCAGCGATGCCGCGTTGATTCGCACCCACCGCCTCACCACGCTGGTGATCGTGATCAAGATGCCTGCGCCACTGGATACCGCGCAGGCGCGTCTGGACGCGGCCGTGGCCGATGTCGAACTCGCAATGGCTGACCAGCAGTTCCGCTACCCGCCGCGCATCCAGTTTCCGCAGTACGTCTCCATGGAGCCGGTCAAGCCGGAAGCCGGCATGAGTTGGGTCGGCGCGCTGCTCACCTACCAATCCCATATCCCCATTACCTGACGCCGGCTGCCGGCACCTACGAGGACACCATGCCCATCAACTCCCCTGACTACAGCTATCTCGGCAGCGGCGAAATCCACCTGCGCAAACGGGGTGCCGCCAAGCCGTTCCGCGGTATCGGCAACTGCTCGGCCTTCAGCTTTGCGCCGCAGACCAACCCCATCAGGCTGCTGGACAACACGCAGCCCGGCGGGGGCAACCGCAACTCAGTCGATCGCATCACTGAGGTGCGGGTGAGCTTCACCATGCACGACTTCAGCACGGCCAACTTCGCCGATGTGCTCCGCGGTACCGCCACCAACATCGTCGCCGGTGCAGCGGTGGATGAGTTGGTGGTGGCCTACAAGGATGGAGTCACGCCGCTACTCAACTTGGCGACCGATATCACAGCGGTCAAGTCGGCGATCGGGGCGACGGTGTTCGAAAAGGGCAAGGACTGGGACAACAAGAGCGGTGCGCTGTACTTGCCGGCGGACTCCGCCATCGTGGACCCGGTGAACGGTGCGGCGAACATCAAGGTGTCGTATGCGTTTGGCGCTGCCGAGCGCCTACAAGCCTTGGTCAATCCGAACGAGGAGTACGAGATGCTGTTTCTCGGCTTCAATGAGGCACAGAGCGGTAAGAAGGTACGTGCACAGGCTTGGCGTGTCTCCGGTGGAGTGATTGGCGAGTTGGCCCTGATTGGCGAGCAGTATGGCGCCGGCACCGTTACCGGCACGCTCAACAAGGACACCACCAAGCCGGCCGGTGTATCGCAGTACTTCACCTGGGATGCCGAGAAGTGAGCGACGACATCGACATCTTGACGCCACCCACGCGCACGATCACCTACCGCGGCGAGCAACTGGAACTGGCACCGCTGACGTTGGCGCAGCTCGGCCCCTTCATCAAAGCGACCCGGCCAATCATCGGCCGGGTGATCGTTGCAGCGAGCCTGGTCAGTGCGGGCGCCACCATCGAGGTGGCCGCGCTGATGATGGATGTGCTCGAGCAGGATGCGGATGCATTCGCAAAGGGCGGCGCCATCGTGGCAGGCAAGCCGGAAGCCTGGATCGCCGGTGCCTCACTGGCAGATGCCGCTGCGCTGGTGGAGGCGGTGGTGGAGCTCAATGAAGATTTTTTCGGCCAGCGCCTGCCGAGCCTGATGCGCGCCGCCGGCAAGGCGATCGAAGCGGTGGGAATGACGCAGGCGCAACCGGATGGGCCGATCTCGTCCACTTCCTCGTCGCCCGCGGCCACCAGCGTCGAGACGTCTTGACCTACACCCTGGCGCAAGCCAAGGCATTTGCGGCAGCTGCCGTTCGCGATGACTGCTATCAGCTGCAGCAGCGTGAAGCATCCATGGCGCAGGCAGTGAGGATGGCAAGGGGTGCCGAGCCCGCCGCCTTTACGAAGTACCTCAAAGATCTGAACCGGTAAATGGCCGATCAATCAGCAAACTTGCGTGTTCGCATCAGTGCGGACGTCAACGACATCAAGCAGGGCCTCGCGTTACTGCGGGGGCAGCTGACTGACCTGCGCAAGCAGGCAGGTACCCCGTTTCCTGCGAACGATCCGATCAAGCAGCTGGGCGTTTCCGCTGGTCAGACTAGCAATGCCATGCGGCAGTTGCCGGCGCAGTTCACCGACATCTTCACAAGCCTGCAAGGCGGCATGCCGTGGTTCACGGTGCTGGTGCAGCAGGGTGGCCAGATTAAGGACAGTTTTGGCGGCGTCGGGCCGGCGCTTTCGGGCGTTTCATCCGCGCTGCTCGGGATGGTTAATCCGCTGACGATCACCGCCGCCGCCGTGGCAGCGGTAGCTCTGGCCTGGAAGCAGGGCGAGGAGAGATCGTTCGCTTTCAGCAAGGCGCTGCTTGCCACGGGTAATTACGCAGTTGCGTCCACCGGGCAGCTTGAGGGCTTGGTTTCGAAGCTTGACCAGCTGGACGGCGTTTCGTTGGGCAGTGCTCGCGAGGCGGTGCTCAAGGTTGCAGAGTCCGGAAAATTCACGGGAGAGCAGTTCGACCGGGTCGCGGCCAGCGCTGCGCTGATGCAGGCCGCAACCGGGCAGGCGATCGACGAAACGATCGCCAAGTTCGAGGATATTCGCAAGGATCCGGTCGAAGCGCTCCTCAAGCTCAACGAGACCGAGCACTTTCTCACCCAGACGCAGCTGGACCGCATCAATACCCTCGTCGAGGAAGGCAACAAGCAGCAGGCTGTTGCTGAGGCGGTCCAGCTCTACGACTCGCACCTGGAGAGTGTGGCGCGGCGTGCTCAGACGGACATGCCGGCAATGTCCAAGGCGTGGACCAGCATCAAGGATGAGGCCTCTGGCGCATGGGGTGAGGTCGAGAAGTACGCGGATCTGCTGGACCGCGTGATCTCCAAGCAGGACGCGCTCGGCAACAGTGTCGTCTGGAAAAGGCTGAGCGCCGCGTTGGCCAACTCAGGTGGCGTCGTCGGTGGCCTTGCTCGTTACTCGGGCCTGTTGGACGAGATCGCCGAAAAGCAGGATCAGGCGAATAAGAGAACCGCTGGCCAGACGATCGGCGGCGGCATGCTCAATTCGCTAGGTGCGCTGGGCAGCCTCATCAACGCATCCAAGGGCGCGCTGGAGAGCGCGGCCGGGCCGGACTTTTCCAACGTGGTCGCAACGGTCGATCGAGCGCCCACCGTCGACTCTGAGCAAGCGCGGGCCAGCCTGAAATTCCAGGATGACACCAATAGCCGCTTGAGCAAGAAGCTTGACCTCGAGGGTCAGATCAAGCAGATGAAGGTGGATGCGGCGAAGGCGGGAGTAAACGACGCAAAGCTGCTCGCCGAGCGCGAAAAAGTAATGCGCGCCGAAGCGGCGGCCAAAGGCGCCAGGGGCGCGACAAGTCTCGCAACGGCCAGCCGCTCTGCGGGCCTGCAAAGCATCAAGGATGCGTTCACCGCCGAGCAGGCACAGATCGCCACCAGCACCAAGGTGTTGCAGGCGCAGTACCAGGCGCGTGAGGTGACGGCCGAGACCTACTACCAGCGCATGCGTGAGCTGGCCGAGCGGGGCACCGCCGCAGAGGCTCAGTCGCTGCAGAAGCAGATCGACTACCTCAACAGCCGCAACGTCAGCGGCAAGCAGTCGATCGACGTCAACAAGCAAGTTGGCGAACTGGAGGCGCAGCTGGCCAAGGTGCGCACCGAGGGCGCCGCAGCCATGCAGGTGTTGTCCACCGAAGAGAGCAAGCTGAAGAAGCAGCGCGAGGACGCGCTGGCCTCCTACAAGGCGGCGCTCAACGCCAGCACCGATGCGCTGCAGGAGGACATGGACGCCATGATCGCCCGGGTTGGCGCGGGCGATCGCGAGTTTGAGATCCAGCAGCGCCTAAATGGCGTCTACCGGGAGCAAGCGCAGCGGCTCACCGAGCTCGCACTGCAGAAGAACACCGGGCGAATCGATGAAGCGACTGCCGCCGCTGAAGAGGCCGCGGTGCGTGATGCTACGGAGCGCCGTGTGCAGGTAATCCGCGATGGGTATGTGCGCATGTCGGAGGCGCAGGCCGATTGGGGCAGGGGAGTGGCGGCTGCCTGGGCGAACTACCGCGATGAGGCGAGCAACGCGGCCGGTGCGGTGGAAAGTGCCACCACGTCGGCGCTGACCTCATTTGAGGACATGGTGGTCAAGGCAACGACCAATAGCAAAGTCAGCTTCAGAGACATGGCTAACTCGATCATCGCTGACTTTGCGCGGATCACGGTGCGCAAGGGGTTCACCAGCCTGCTGGGCGGGGTGTTCGGTGGTAGCCAAGTCGGAGCCGTCCAGCGCGAGACGATCCCGCTGCAGGGCTGGGACACCGGCGGTTACACCGGGCCGGGCGGCAAGTTCGAGCCGGCCGGCGTCGTGCACAAGGGCGAGGGCGTCCTGAGCCAGCGCGATATCGCCGCGATCGGCGGGCCTGGCGCATTCCTTTCGCTGCTGAGCACGATCCGCAGCGGGCGCGGTTATGCCGCCGGTGGACTCGTTGGTAGCACCGCAAGGCCATCCGTTGCAGGTGCTGGCAGCATGAGCGTGGAGATCAACAACTACTCCCGAAGCCAGGTCACTGCCCGCGAAGAAAAGCAGCGGATGCCTGACGGTTCGGAGATGAGGCGACTGGTGCTGAGCATCGTCAACAACGAAATCGCCACAGGCGGTAGCACGGCCGGCATGATCCGCGGCCGCTTCGATGTGAAGGATCGCCGCTGATGGCAAGCCTTCCCACTTATGTCGGAGTGCTCTATGACGCAATCCGTGAGCGGCCAGTGCCCTCGGTCAAGCGCACGGAAATGGAGCGCGGTCTTGCCAAGCAGGAGCGGATCAACTCGCGCACGGTGGTCAATTTGCCGCTGTCATTCGACTTTTCCAGCGTGGATGACGCTACGGCGTTTTTGGACTGGTACTTCGATGTGATCAAGGTGGTTGGGACCTTCACCATGGCGCACCCACGAACTGGAAAGCAGATCACCGCGCAATTCATTGGCGGTGACATCGGCGAGCTGCGCACCGTGGAAGGGGTGGATCGCCCTTACCAATGTGACGTGCAGATCGAGTACCTGCGATGAGTACGTTCCAGGAGCGCCGCCAGCGCGTCACCGATGCGGACGGCCCGCTGGAGCTGTTGGAGATGACTGCATCATCGTTTGCCGCTGTGTTGCGCATCGTCAACGACACACAGGATTGGACCAGCAATGGCAACCTCTACATCCGCTGCCCATTCCGGTTCACGCCGCCCGCCGACCAGGCCGGGCAGACGCCACGCGCGCAGCTGGAAGTCGACAATGTCGGCCGCGGCATCACCGAAGATCTTGAGCGCGTCCAGCCAAACGAGCTGGTGATGTGCCGCTACCTGATCACGGATCGCACCGCGCCCAATGTCATTGCGCGCCGCTTCTATCTGCCTTTGACACAGGTGCGTGCTGCCGGCCCGCTGATCACCGCGCAGATCGGCGTGGACTTCTTCATGCGAAACCAGGCCGTGAAGCTGCGCGGTAACCCGCACACGTTGCCAGGTATCCACTGATGCGGGCGAGCGAGATTGAGCGGTATCTGGGCATTCCCTACGACAACGACAGCTACGACTGCGCCGACCTGGTCGTGCAAGTGCAGCGCGAGCTGTTCAGCCGCGAAGTGCAGATGCCGTCGCGCCGGCCGCGTGGCGCCGCAGGGCAGGTAGCGCTGGGCGAGCTGTCGCGCGCCTATGCGGTGCCTACCACCATGCCAGTCGACGGCGACCTGGTGTTGATGTTCGACAAGGGCCAGACGCGGCCCGGGCATGTCGGGCTGTTCTTCCGCCTGGCCCATGAGGGCTGGGTGCTCCATACAACACACGCGCTGGGCAGCAGCTGGTTGCACCGCGTGCGCGAGCTGCCGGACTACGGCGCCAGGATCGAGGGTTATTACACATGGGTCTGATGACTGCGCCGGCGATCGAAGGCCAGCTGGTGTTGACGCCGCATCCGGTCACGCTGGAGGGCCAGCGGCACATCCCGATGGATCTGAAGCCCGGCGAGCGGCTGTGCGACTTTCTGCACCGCCATGTGCTCGACCTGGACCAGGGCCAGTGGACGGTATCGATCGGTGGGCGCGTGGTGCCGCGCCACCTGTGGTCGCATGTTTTCCCCAAGGACGGCCAGGTCATCGAGGTGCGCGGCGCCGTCGGTAAGAATGCGCTGTACATCGTGGCGATGGCAGCGCTGATCTATTTCACCGGGGGCGCGGGTGCCACCTGGGCCGCTGGCCTGGGCACGACAGGCGCGGCAGTGGCCTACAGCGCGGCGTTCGTCGCCGGCTCAATTCTGATCAACAAGGTGCTCGGCCCGAAGGTGGAGAATCCGGCCGCCAGCACTGCTGGCACGGTCTTCAGCCTTGGGGCGCCACGCAATCGCATGCGCCCCTACGAGCCGCTGGGCCTGTTGTTCGGCCGCGTGCCGATTGCTCCCGACATCGCCAGCAAGCCCTACACCTTCTATGAGGGCGATGACCAATACCTAGGGATGGTGCTGACGCCAGGCATCGGAGTGGGGCGCGTGGGTGCGTTCTCCAATGGCGACACACCGCTGGCCAACTACGAGGGCGTGAGCGTCTTCCATGCCGGCTACAGCCAGATGCCAGACCAGGCCATTCCGCTGTACAGCAATGTCGACACCATCGACGGTGGCGAACTGCCGGACACGGCCGACTTCGTCACGCGAACAACCAGCGCCGACACCGTGCGCATCCAGATCAACCTGGAATACGTGCTGGGCGGCGTGGGTACTTCGGGCAAGCCCTACAACGTGTCCGAAACCGTGCAGGTGCAGTACGCACCTGCCGGCACCGGGATCTGGGCCACGCTGGCCACCCAGACGTACACCGGTGACAAGCTGGACGTCAGCAAGCGCGCGACGCTGTCGGCGGATGTGGCCAAGGGCCAGTACGACGTGCGGGTGCGCATCCTCGGTCAAGGTAACTACGAAGGCCCGAACAACCAGCGCAACGACTTCCAGTGGTCGACCATGGGAAGCGTCCAGGCCGATACCGCTACCTACGACGGGATCTCGCGCAGCGGCATCCTGATGAAGGCCACCGGCCAGCTCAACGGCCAGCCCGACGAGCTGCGCGCCGAGCACATCGCTGCGCCGATTCCGGTCTGGCGTAATGGCAACTGGGTAACCGAGGAAACCAGCAACAACGGCGCGCATATCCTCAAGTACGCCCGCGGCTACTTCAATAAGAAGGGCCAGCTGATTGCCGGCATGGGTAAGTCGGACGAAGAGATCGACATCGAGTCGTTGCAGGGCTTCATGGCCCACTGCGAGGCCAACGGCTACACGTACGACTACTGGCTGACCGAGGAGCGCAACCACGAGGAAGTGCTGCAGGCGATTGCGCTGGCGGGCATGGGGCAGGTGAGCTGGGCCGGCGGCCGGCTGTCGGTGGTGTGGGCCGCCGACGAGCAGCCGGTGTCGGGCGTGGTGAACATGGCCACGATGAAAAAGGGCAGCTTCGCGGTCGACTACACGCTGGCCAGCGCTGCCGACGGCATCGAATACAGCTACTTCGACAGCACGACCAACAAGGTTGAGACCTTGCGGGTGCCGGCGCCCGGCGTGGAGACGATGCTCAACCCGGCGCGCCTCACCGGCGAAGGGATCCGGCGTGAGTCCCATGCGGTCGAAATGGCGCGCTACCACCTGGCCCAGAGCCTGTTTCAGTACAAAGACATCAGCTTTGATCAGGACCTGGAGTATCTGAGTTATCGCCGGCTGAGCAAGCTGGCCATCTCCCACGACCTCACGCAGTGGGGCTTCGGTGGCCGCATCGTTGCTGCCGAGCGCAGTCCGCTGCTGGGCACCATTACCCTGACGCTGGACGAGCCGGTGCCGCCGCCCACAGCGGGCAATGCGTTCATCGGCTTGCGTATTCCTGGGGAGTCGGTCTACCGCACGTTCCGCGTGCGGGGCTTCACCGAGGCGACCGACGTCATCCAGTTGGTGGAGGAGTGGCCGGATGATGCGCCGCTGCCAGGCGAGGGCTATGCGGACTCAATGGTCGACGGCGGCTGGCAGGACAACCCGGCGCACGACACGATCTGGATCTACGACTTTAAGGCAACGCCGGGATACAGCGTTCGCGTTACCAGCATCGCGCCCGAAAGTGACTTGAAGGGTGCCGGCATCACCGTGGTGCCCGAGTCGCCGCAGTTCTGGATCTTCGTCAAGACCGGCCAGTACATCCGGCCGGAGAACGGTTCTTCACTGGCCACCCGGCCGATCCTCAGCAACCTGGTGATCAACGAGGACCAGATCACCACTGGCGACGTCACGGCGACGGATCTGGTGGCGACCTTCGACATCACTGGCCCGTTCGATCACGCGGTGGTCTATGCCTCGGCGTCGGACGGCAATAGCGAACTGCAGGAAGTGGCGCAGACGCGCACCCGCACCGCGCGGTGGCGGATCCCGCGCGCCGGCACCTACACGATCAACGTGCGCCCGTTCGGCCCGGAGGGGCAGATGGGTATCGGTGCCTCGCTGATCTTCACGACCGTAGGCGCCGACGCGCCGCCGGTGAACTACGACCTGTTCGACGTGGAGGAGATCTCCGGCGGCATCCGGCGCTACACCTGGGGTTTCTGGACCGACACCATCCAGTCGGCCAACCTGGCCGGCGCGGAGATTCGCTACGCCCAGGCCCCGGAGCAGGGCGCGCCGATGCCTGCGTGGGACACCATGACGCCGGTCGGAGACAGCGGCTACCACACCGGTGCATTCGACTCGCCCATCCCGTCCTCGGGCAAGTGGACGTTTGCCATCCGCGCGCGCAACACCAACGGCACGCTGTCGGTGGCAGCCAAGTACATCACCAAGACGCTGGGCAAAAACCTGGGCGAGCTACAGGGGGAGATGCAGCAGGCGATCGACCAGACCACCGAGGAGATCCGGCAGGGCTTCCTCGAAGCGGTCGCGCGCGATCAGGAACTCGCCGACAAGCTGCAGCAGCAGGCTCGGGATCTGGCCAATCTGCAGGCGCTGGTGGAAGCACCCGAATGGGTGGACCAAGCATGGCCGTCTGGCTCGATCGTCAAGCACGACGGCGGGCTGTACGTGGCCAGGCAGGACGTGCCGGTGGGCACTGCCATCACCAATACCGCCTATTGGTCATTGATCGGGCAGTACGCGAGCCTTGCCGAGGCAGTGGGCGCCATTGGCGTGGCGATGCAGCAGGTCACCACCGACGTGCAGCAGGTCGAGCAGGAGCTGCAGGTCCTCGCGCAGGACGTGAGCGGGGTGCGCTCCAGCCTCGCCGGCAAGGCGGATGCATCGGCGGTGCAGGCGATGAACACGCGTCTGACGCAGGCCGAGAACAACATCTCGTCGCTGTCGCAGCTGATCAGCACCGTGCAGTCCACATTGTCGGGCAAGGCAGACGCCAGCGCGGTGCAGGCGCTCCAGACGCAGGTCACCCAAATCGGCAACGAAGTCACGAGCCAGGGCACAGCATTGACGGCGGTCCGCTCGCAACTCGGCGGAAGCGGAAATCTGCTACCAAACGCAGGGTTCGAGATAGATTCGTCGTACTGGTCGGCCTATCAAAACTCCGGATCTGGCTGGGCAATAGGTCGAGATATCATTTTTGACAGCCGTACGCCGGGGGCTATGCATGCGTTGGTCATGCACAATCCTGGAACAACGACACCAGGGTCAACCTCGGCTTCTGTGAGTTGTGGATTGCTGGCGGCAAGGCCTGGGGCCCGGTACATCGCATCTGCATGGCTAGCAATGGCGACAATGCAGAGCTGGGTCTCGATGTACTTCTACGATGTCAATGGCAATCAAATCTCGTTCGTAGACGGAACAAGACACACTTCGCCAGGAGGCGGTTCCAATCTCAACGGCTACGTTCGCGCAACTGCAGTGCTGCAAGCGCCCAGTAACGCAGCGTATGTGAGGTTTGTCGTTTGGGCAGTGGCGCAGGCTAATGGTCCGGCCACTTGGGTGGTGCGGCCCATGCTGGAAGAGGCACGTGCAGACCAAACTGTTCCTTCCCCGTGGCAGCCCGGCTCCTATGGCATTGAAAGCAAATACGCTCTTGTTACCCAATCGATCTCCACGCGGGTCACGAGCACCGAGAATGGGGTAGCCAGCTACCTAGCCTCATACACGTGGGCGCTGGACGTAAACGGCAAAGTCATCGGCATGCAGTCGGTGAATAACGGCCGGATCGGCAAGATCACGTTCTCGGCGGACGTGGTGGAGATCATCGGAGCCACGCCGGGTGGCGGCCGCAACGAGTTCGTGGGTGGGAAGTTCTACGCCTACGCGCCCAACGGCCGCCGTGTGGTGGCACTCGGGTACGGAGTCACATGACCAACGTCCTGATCATCAACGACGCCGACACCGGCGTCGTGCTGCTGCAGATCACCGATCAGGCCGACTCGGATCTGCTGACGCAGCACATGGGCGCTGTCGCGATCGCGAGCGGCAGCAATGGCTCCGTGCCGGTACCGGTCACCGGAAGCGCCAACCAGTTGTACTACTGGTTCGTAGCCGACACCGGCGCAGGCAACAGCCTGCTGCCGCACGTCAGCGATGACGGCAACACGATCAGTTGGTCGTCGCCGGCGGCGAGCTTCGGTGCGCGAGCCGGCGGCACTCTGTTCTATGGGAGGTTCTAATGGCCTATGCAATCTTTGAGGCCGGCCCGAATCGGGTCGTGATCTCCGAGATGTGGAAGAACTTGGCGAAGGCGTCCACGCAGACGATCACTCCGACCGGTAGTGGCGTCTTGAAGACGTGGAGCCTGACGGTCACCGGCACCAATCCAGTTCTTGCGTTTCTGGGTGAGAACAACGCCACGCTTGCAACGCGAACCCAGAGCGGGAACAGCTTCACTTTCAACGGTTTCACCACCAGCGGCAGCTTCACTGCCATGGTCTTCGACTATCCGAACTTCGGGCGGCGAGACTACTTGGTGGTCACCAATCCCGACACCGATGAGGTGCATTTCGATGCCACCCTCAAGTACATGAAAGTGCGCGGGCTGCTGCAAGGCAATGCCAATCAGGGCGGGTCGATCACCTTGCCGGCAGGCCGCACCTACGCCACGCTGGCCGGCTCCACCGGCAACATCATGCTTGCTATCGGCGGCCTCGTCGGCGGCGGCCCGCAATGGCAGGTGCAGCAGTTGTGGCGCAAGGGCGTGGTCAACATCAACGGCAATGTCGCGTCGATTGCCACCATTGATACCGCCCAGGATTTGCGCACAGGCACTAGCGGAACTCCCCAGCCGCCCCCTGGCAACTACGGCCAGGCCTGGGTGCGCTCTCCCATCCTCGACGTTACAGGCTACTGACATGCTCATCAGCGAAAATCCAACCTTCGGCACGCAGACGAAAATCGTGTCGCCTCGCATCGAGATCCGATGGAACCCGGCCACCAACGATGGTCCGGTTGAATTCCACCTCGAGCAAATGACCACCAAGCCGCACCCCGATGGCTGGACGCAGACGCTGGAGCGCTTCTTCCTGCGCGTGCTCACGGTGCAGATCAGCGACTTGGTCGGCCGCAGCTACGACATCACCGCGCCGGCCACGACCGATATTGATCCGGCGACTGGAAGTTCCGTGGAGGTGCCGGGCGAGACAGTCTCTGAGCCTGGTGTGCACTTGCTGCTGGGCATCAAGGCGGCTACCCGCGCCGCCTACGATGCAAACGTGGTGACGCCGGACCCGGATGCGGACCCGCTTGCGCAGCAGATCACGATCGTCTGGAGCCCGATCAACGACACCGGGACAGTGACGTTCCAAGTCGAGGACCGCGGCGCCGCCCTCGGCGTGCTTGCGGCGCCCATCGCCGATCTCATCGCGCCGACCTATGCCATCCGCTATCCCGGAGCGGAGGCGACGCAGGAGCTGGAGGGATGGAAGCTCGATTCATTGATCAAAGCCGCGACTGATCACGCAATCGCTGCTTCACGTGAGTAGGAAGTACGGCTTGGACCAAGCTTCCGGGTGCCATCCCGAGTGCGTCTTCTTGCTTTCACGCTTTTATGTGGGTCTCGAAAAAGCTACCCTTCGCGCCGGCGGAATTCACTGCCAAGGATCAGGGGAAGATTTTTATGAGACGGAGTCTGGTTGCAGCATTCATGTTGCTTGGTGCAAGTACGTCAGCAAGTGCTGCGCTTGTTAGCATCACCATTACTGGTCAGGGCAAGGGCGAGAGTAGAAATGCCGCCATCGCTGCGGCAGAAGCGAATGTGAGGGATACGTGTCGCCGTACCTATGGCGGGAATACGGTCATTCTTTCTAGCTACACCTTTACGCAGCAAGCACCCAACTTTGGAGCGCAGGCGGTAGCCGAGTGCACATATGGCGTTCCTGATCCGCCTGTTTTTGGAGAAATCCGATCGGCTAATCATTGCCTTGACGCAGTCAATGGTGGCCAAGAGAACGGTACCGGAATCCAGCTTTACAAATGTAATAGAGAGCACCAGCAGCTTTGGTCTGTGGAAAATGCAGGCTATTTACGCGGAGTGCCAAGCCAGCGGGTGTTGGACGTTGTTTCCTACGGTGTAAGCAACGGCAGCAAGCTGCAGCTTTGGAATGAGCTATCTGGTTCTAATCAGAAGTGGTGGTTTACCAACATCTCGATCTTCAGTAGCGCTGGCACAGGTAAGGTGATCGATGCGGTTAACGGATCTGGTGCCAATGGAACGCGACTGCAGCTTTGGAAGAGCTTGCAGAACGTCCAGCAGAAGTGGAATTACAACCCCCTCACGCAGGAAATAACAGGCATCGATGGTAAATGCCTTGATGCCCAAGGTGCCGCCAACGCTGACGGCACGGCTGTCCAGCTGTGGGAGTGCAGTGGGGCAGTGCAGCAACGTTGGCAGCTCGGCGAAAGGGGCACCATTCGCTACGCGGGCAAGTGCCTCGAGTCGGCCAATGGTGCATCCGAAGACGGAAGTCCGTTGCGGCTCTGGACGTGCAACGGAGGTCTGCATCAGGAGTGGACCTTCTCTGGCGAAATTCGGAGCCTGGGGAGCAATAAGTGTCTTCAGAATCCGACTGCCATTCCTCAGAACGGCACACGGCCGGAGATCTGGGACTGTAACGGTAGCGAACTCCAGCGCTGGACGTACAAAGCGTACTGAGGGGACTTTGATTGACTAGTGGGACGGGCCTTACTGGCCCGTCTTTTTTTGCCCACCGAATATCGTCGCTGATCGCGACGGCCACACAAACGCGGTGCTTGCAGAATCGCCGTGCGTCTATCTGGAAAGCTCACGCACGCCGGTGCGTCCTGGAAGTTGATGGACCACGGCGTGACCAAGTAGCCGGGGCGGCACCGGTTGGCGATCGAGAAGTGGTCCGCGCGCGTGTCCTTGGCGATTCCGTTCACCAGGACATACGGCGAGGCGGTCTTCGGCACGCGACAGTCGTCGGGATAGCCATCAGTCTTGAGTGCCAGGGTGTAGGGGCCGATGCCCAGGATCTCGCCGCAAACGGTCGCTCGCGTGCTGACGGATGCAGCGCGTGCGCGCGGCGCGATGCGGACGATAAAGGCGCCCAGCGTCTCGCCGCTGGCGGACGTTTCCTGGTACAGCTGGGAGGTGCGGCCGAACTGGCTGGTTTCGCCAGCGGCGGCAGGGATGGCGACGCCAATAAGCGCCGCGGCGGCGGTGATGAGCAATGCGTGCATCACGTTATCCGACGGTGCTGCGCCGGTCACTTCCGGCGGCCCGAGGTCATCTCGGCGCAGGGCCAAGATGCGTGGCCCGCACACGCAAAAAAACGTTCATTTGAGCTATGCCTACCCGTTCTGGCTGCTCAGGAGCACCCACACGCGCCTAAAGATTCAGCGGTCCCGATTCGATAAGATGCTGGGGCCCGCTGATCACGGAGACGATCATGGAATGGATCAAAATCGAACCTGGTTGTGAGATGCCTGCTGAGGGCGAGACAGTCCTCACGTTCAATAGCTACCGTCAGTGGAGCGAGGGAGAGCACAGTTGTGCGCGCTTCTACGTGGACGCAGGGCTTGAGATTGAGGGTGTCACGCATTGGATGAGGATCGAAGTTCCCGCGTAAGCACCGTCGGGCAATTCTGACCCGGCTGTGGGGAACACGCCGATATGTGAAATCCCATGCCGCTGCCAATCTGCAACTGCCGGACCCGGGACCGCTGGTCGCTCAACCTGGGAGCGCCTGAGCAGCGCCATGCCGGCACACATCGATAGCAAGCACAACAGATGATCCCCGCAATAGAAGCTTCCTGGGACAACCACTACGCACATATCAGAAATGCCTGATAGCGAAATCCGTATTCGGCACGTAGGGTGGTGCGGCAGGGGAAATCTAATTGGAGATTAAGATGTCGAAAGCGTTAGTGCTTTCTGCGGCAGCTGTTCTATGTGCGGCCCTTTCTGGTGCTGCATCTGCTGAAGAATACGGAAATCTTTTGCCACTGGGCGATGTCAGCAAGCTTGAGCTTCGCAGCAATGCGGCTGCACTGCAGTTCCCTGAGGGGATGGTCGCTAAGCCGTTATACCGCTTGCACAACACGAAGTGGAAGATGCATCTGACACACGGAGAGTTGCCCAGGAACTGGGGGCAACTTAGTTGGAAGCTTGAGGGAAGCATTGGAATCGGGTCGCACACATGGTTCCCAGGTTCCCACCAGGTTTTTTCTTGCTATATGCGCAGTGTCACAACGGGCGAGCAAGGACGGTATTTCAGCTCTACTGATCCTAACTGCGAAGGTTGGACACTGACCGAATGGGCCCCCCACATCACTTTTCTAAATGATGTTCAGGTTCCTGGAACCGTTCCTCTTTATCGTTGCTATTACCAGCCCAATTTCGATCACTACGATACGCTCTCCGATACTTGTGAAGGTGTACCTGGTGCTACGCGTGATGGCATCCTGGGATACATCTATCTTTAACAATTCATCCGAGAGAGCGTGACTTGAATCAAACGAAGCCGATCAATTGATCGGCTTCAATCAATCTTAACCGGTTGAGCCATTGAGTCATCAGCTCGATTTTCTTGGTCGCGTCCGCTGGATATTGTGCGAGCAGTTCCGCCTCGAATTGCTCCGCAACTGACCACATGTCGACAGCGCTCGCGACGCAGTACTGCAGCTGTTCGAAGAGGCTAAGGGTCTGGTTTTCATCCATCGAGCAGAGTTTGCTGACGTTGGTCTCAAGCGGTGAGACGGCCACGCCGATACTGCGGGCATGGACAGAGCCGCACTGAGAACCCATCTCGAAAACCTTGATGCCGCGGTGCCGGCGCTGTTGAAGAGCAGCCCCGACCGTTGCCACTTCTGGCAGGCCTTTGCCGGCATGGCAGACGTCATTGAGGACGGCGCCATCACGGACGACGATGCCCAATTCGTCTCCCGGCGGCTCGATGAAATCTTAGCCTGGCATGGCCTCCAAGATCGCGACCGCGACTGTTGA